ATCGACGATCCGGCGCATCGTGGCGACGGGCAGAAAATTCAGCCCTACCACCCCTGCGTCAGTCACGACCACCTCTGCGAAATTGTTCCCGTACTTGCCCAGGACGCGAACACCGGGCCAAACGTCCTCTTCGATCCGCAGCCTACGATGAAGGCAGTCTTCAAGGACATCGCGAATCACCCGGTCGTGCGAAGTAGCCCAGATCGTCTTCCTGTGAAGGGTATCCGGGACCGTGCTGTTGTCGGCATAGATGTCCAGGCCAGCCGAAATCGTAGTGTAATCGTCCATGTTTTCATAGTCCCGGTAGCGGTACATGAGGGACTGATCCACGGACAGATACCGCCCGAGACCGGAGTACATGGAGCCTTGTGAGATCTCGCCAGTCGGACCCACCGTCCCCTGGCCAGGATAGATACCGGTACGTCCTCGCGCCTCTTTCGCGATCTGCGAATCCTTGTCGCTGACGAACCACTTCTTGAGCAGATCACGGAAAGCCATTGGTGCTACCACTCATCGAAATCGTCCGAGTCGCCAAACAGGATGGGCATGAACTCTGCCTCGCCGCCTTCTCCCCTCTTCGATTCTTCTCGAAGAGCCCTCACCTCGTCAAGGTCCACCTGATCGGCAGGAACGAGCGGCGATACCCAATCGTGCTCGTGCCGAGTTCTCCTAGTGGTAACAGGTCCAGCCTCCAGTGGCAAGCGCTGTGCACTCTTGGACAAGGCGTAGACTGTCCCCGCAACACTGTCAGCCACGTCCTTCGTGCTCGACGACGGATGATCGACCTTTCCCTTCAGCCTGTCGTACTCCAGCTTCTTCAACTCTTCGCGGAAGGGCTCGTACTCGTACAGCTCGATCCGGTTTTCGTACAGCGCGCTCTTCAGCTCGTCGTAGGGCGCCACATCCCGATCCAACGATAAGATCTCCGTGTGAAGACCCCGGCGTCGAATCTGTTGATGCATCTCGGCTGCCTGGTACGAATCCGAGCTGAACCCGGCAAACTGAAACCCGTGCTCTATCAACTCGTAGATGAGACGCCTCACGTCCGGCATGTAGATCTGCTCTGCCGGAGGCGGATTGATCCTCAGCATGATGTCGATGACGTAGTAGGGAGCCAGGTCGGTGTGACGGTTCCCCTTCTCGTCTCGCCTCACTACCTCTACCCACCGATCCACGTGGCCCACACAAAGGCCACTGGAGTCGCCCGAGATCGACGTATCCACATGGCACCATCGAAGCTTCGCCGCACTCCTGCGGGGTCGGTAGGCCGTCTCGGTAACGTCCCCCACCTTGCGCTCGTAGGAGACGCACAGCGCCTCCCAGTCGAAAGAACCAGGCCCCCCTGCTACCCACTCCTCCTGCGAAAAAGGATGCTCCCTCGCGGCGTCTACGCACTCATCGAGGGTGTTGATCCTCTGGATGTAGGCCGAGACAGCCTGCGTCGACACTCCGGCTATATCCCGGAGGGAATCTTCCATATTTGCCTCGAAGTCCTCCCGGTACTCCTCTGGGACCTCGATGATCCAGGCATCGTTCTCATTGAGAAAATCGTCCGTAAGGAGATTGTACTCCTCTTCTTTCAAGATTCTCGCCTTCAACGAGGAAGCCGAGCACAGGATGTAGAACCAATCACCGCTGAAGTCCTCCCGAGGCTTCGCCGACCACGGCACATGATCCCGGACAAACACGTCAGGATCGTTCGCCGCCTCGCGCATCTTCCTTTCCGTGAAGGAATCGAGCGTCGCCGCCGACGATGCCAGCACAACCATCCCTGGGAAATCGCCACCCGCCTTCTCGAACCGACTCTTGATCCTCCGCAGCAACCCCCGGTACACCTTCTCCACGATATCGAAGTGGGCAGCCGTCGCCCGCTGGCCAAACCCCACAGAGATCTGCTGGGCCTTGCGCCTCGGAGGGAAGTTCGTCTCATCGAGACATGCGCCTGCAACGTTTCCGCCAAGTATCCTTTCGCTACCATACGAGCCAATCACAACACGTATGTTTTTTTGGAAACAATGTGAACTCTCTGGCAAACTTAGGTGGAAACTCCTTCATGAAGTAGGGTGATTCCTTCACCTTGTCGTCTACGGCCGTCTTCATGACCTCGCGAGCCAGCGTGAGGTTTTTCGAGATCAAGGGGAGCAGGATCTCAGACCCCGATGACAGTCCAAACGTGCGCTGGGGATTGATCATGCAACTCATCTCGTAGATCAGCCTGTTCAGGATGATGCTAGAAGCGGTCGTCTTGCCAACGCCGAGGGCGCCGGTGAACACAGCCTCCCTGTATGGTGCCGAAAAGATCGCAATCAGATCCCGGCGCAACTCCGGGAACAACGCCTCGCAACTCTCTCCGAGGTAGTAGGGGTCATCGAGGAATTGCTCCATTGATACGGGCCGCGTGTGATAAAGGTAGCCGTATAGCTCGTCCAGCTCACGCCGATGCCGATCCTCGTCCACATGCTGTTCCCGCAAGATGTGATGTAGGAGCGCCTTCTCGTCAGCCGTCAATCCCTCGTAGCAACGCGCCCCCCGCTCCTCTATTTCGGATGCGGAAACAAAAGACTTCCTACGCCCCCCTTCGGTCCTCCTAATCAATGCCTGGTCCCGCCGGGCTCGTCGGTCACACGCGGAAAGATCTCGAACTCGCTATCGATGATATTGCCCTTCTCGTCTGTGACCACGGCAGCTCGCCGAATGTGCTCGAACGCTGCAAGTACCCGGTGCCTCGACACGGGCTTCATGTAGGCGCGCGCAGCCTCCTCACCCCATCGTTCCTGGATCTCGGCCAGCTTCTCCTCCGACACCTCCAGGCTTCCCACCTCCTTCGCCGTGATCACGCCCCAGACTCACCTCTAGATCATGGATCCGCATCACCGTATCCCTGATCTCTTTTGCGTACTTCAACATCACGACGTTCGGTCGACCTGTCTGCCTCGACAACGCATGGGCCTGCCGGAACTCGTGCGCCAGGGCCTCGTAGACCATTTCGAGCCGCTTCACGCTCTGCAAACGATCCTTCGCAGCCTTTCTCGCCGTCGTATACTCCGGGATCCACGGCAACACCTCATCGCCGATCAAGGTCCTCCGGTACTCCGAGAGATGCTTGGCCAGGGATCGCCGAGCCACATCCTCGTACTCCCGGCGATCCGCCTGAATGTAGGTGGCAACGTCCGACGCCGGACACCCCGACAACAGCATCTCCTCGACCCTGCCGAAGACACCTCAATTGCTTGATCCGCCAATACTTCCTCGTCGGATCATGCTTCTCAGCCTTCTGCTTCTTCGCCATCTCTCAGCTCCTCACACGAACCTAAGTTCGCCTCAGAACAATGCCAACTGTCTCGTGGCCTCAACTATCCTCGCATGCGCAATTTCCGCATACTCCTCTTCCTGCTCGATACCGAGAAATCGAAACCCCTCCTCTACCGCCCCCACCCCCGTCGATCCAGATCCGCAAAACGGGTCTAGCACCAGCCCCCCTGGGGGAGTCACAAGACGACAGAGCCAGCGCATCAATGCAACTGCCTTCACCGTTGGATGACTGTTGCCCCGTTTTGCCATCCTCACTTTGAAGCCCTTGCTCGCGCTCTGCCCGGCCCGCCTTAGCGCAATAAAAAAAGCGGGATGCGCCGCCAGTGTCGTTAATACAGTCTACATATTCTAAGGAGGCAGTGCCGCTGCTAAACGGACTCCGGTTGGTTCTATTTTGCCTGGTCCCAGGTGGATGCAGATCCCCACTTTGCTCGTCCAGCACCCGCGCAGCCTCCTCATTCAGCACCAAATTCGCGGGCCAGCGGCCGGAAGCATTTTCAGGGCCTCCCCGCTTGACTGTTGGCCTCGTCCTATCTCCCGAAGTGAATGGGCCGGTTCCAGGACGCCTCCCTCCCTGCCAGCCACGCCTTGTTGGATCAGTATCCCAGTTTGTAGCAATTCGACACCCATCGATATTGATTCCGCCAGTTCCATGCTTGAGCACATTCTTCACCACGGTCTTTTCTGATAAAGGCTTCCGAACCAAAATCCAATGCTCGCTCGCAGGCTTCAACGCAGTTCCCCAGCCTTCCCACTCGCGAGCTGCATCGATAACAGAGACGGTTGCACCAGCCGCCCTATCAATGGCTTTTGATATGTTCGCAGATTTCGGAAAGCCTGATCCAAACAAATGAGTCACAATATCTCTTATTTCAAAACCAGCATTCTCCAACGCGGTCGCCGTCCAATGTGAAGTGCGAGGCAACGCCCAAACAAAACCGTGCGCTCCGGGTTTCAAAACCCGCAGCACGTCTTTCATAACGCCCGCCATCCATTCAATCCAAGCATCTCGACCGCCCTTGTCCCTGTCCCAATCCTTGCCCATGAACGAAATTCCCGCAGGCGGATCGGTCACAAGGGCGTCAACGGAGCAATCCTCCAGCTCGGCCAAATGCCCAACACAATCGCCTACACGAACTTCCCACTTTCGAGAATCCATTGACTACTCGTCGCCCTTCTCTCCTCCATCAACTACGCCTCGATCACTCCTCCTATGCTTCCGGCAATTATTCCCCCTCGCTCAGAGGACCAAACACGCGCAGGCGAGCCTCCTCGGAATCGACACCCTGCTCGTGGACGAGCCGA